TTGACCCGGTCCCGCAGCTCCTCTGCGTCGTGTCCGCGAGCGAACCAATCCGTCACGTCGCCCCCATCGGAGGGGACATCCTCCAGGTCGATGATCCGAACCCAGTCGGCCTTTCCCTGGAGGCTCTGCGCGGCGCGCTGGGCAAACTCTCGCCCCGGCTCGTCGGCGTCGGGGATAATCGCGACTTTCGCCCCCGCGAGGCTTTTCGCGAACCGCTCTTTCCAGCTGTCCGACGCCCCAGAGGTCGTCGCCGTGAACCCGTTTCGTTCGAGCGTCTCCACGTCTTTCTCCCCCTCGACGAGGAATACAACGTCGCCCTCGCCCTGAGCCGCGTCGAGGACGTCGGGCAAGCGGTACAGGACGCGATCGGTGTCGTCGTCGAGGCCGGGGCCGTACTCGACGCCCGGTTCGTAGGGCCTGAATGTTTTCCAGCCCCGGTCGTGCTCGTAGCGGGTGATCGTGTAGACGTGCTCTCCGTCGCGATCCCGGTACTTGTAGTGTGCGGCCTCGTGTCCGTGCGTCCACGGGGCTCGGAGGAACTCCGATTTGTCCGCGGCCTCCGAATCGCCCAGGAACTCGCCCCAGCTGTCCCCCAGGCCCAGCGCGCGGAGGATCTCCTCGTCGGAGCAGCCTTTATGACAGTGAAAGACGACCGGGAGCTCGTCTCCGACTTTCACGGAGAGCGAGGGGCTGTCGTCGTCGTGTGCTGGGCATTGGGCTTGACGTTGCGCCCCCGACCCGTCTACCCGGTCGAGGCGCGAAATGACTTCATCGAAATGCTCGTTCGTAACCATAGCGGGGAATCCGTAGTGAGAAAGTGATTTCTGTGCATCCTCCCCCAGGTTATGAACCTGGGGCGTTGTGTGGGGGCGTTAGGCGTAGTCGTTCAGCATCACGGGCATAAGCAGAAGCGTCAGCTCCTCCTCCCCGACAGGCCGCACGACCGCGGCGCGGTTCGGCGTCGAGAGCTCGAAACGAACCCGCTCCGCGTCCGTGACGGACAGGATCTCCTCCATATATTCGGCATTAAACCCGATCTGCAGCGGGGGATCTCCGTCGTACTCGCAGGGGATCGTCTCCTCCGCTTCGCTGGAGCGAGACACGTCCTCCGCGTCGACGACGACGTGGTCGGAGAACACCGACAGCCGAATTTGACTGGAGACCCCAGAGGTGTAAATCGAGGCGCGCTGGACCGTCCCCAGAAGCGTCTCGCGGTCGACCTCCATCGTGTCCTCGTTGTCGGGGATTACGCTCTCGTAGTTTGGAAACGTCTCGTCGATCGTGCGGGTGTAGAGGGTCCCCTCTGCCCCGTGGACCGCGACGTGCCCGTCTCCGACCTGGAGGAGGTCCGCGTCCAAGCGAGAGATGATCGAGAGCGCGTCCTCGGGGACGATGAGGTTTGGCCCCGCGAGGTCGAGGTCCAGCTCGACGCGGCTCATTCGGTGCCCGTCGGTGGCGACCGCGTTGGAGTCCTCCCCGACAGGTTCGAGGAGCATCCCCATCATCGCAGGACGCAGGGCGTCGTCGGACACGGCAAACGCGGTGCGGTCGACCGCATCAGCGAGCGCCCCCTCCAGCTCGACCTCCGTGTCGGCGTCGACGTCGGGGAGGTCGGGGTACGGCTCCGCGTCCATGCCCATCATTTCGTAAGAGCCTTGGGGCGTCTCCAGGCGAACCTTGTAGTCGGGGCCGACACTCAACTGAACCTCGACCTGCGGAAGCGCCTGGAGGGTGTCGCGGAGCCGATCGTAAGGAATCGCCGCGGCCTCGACGCTCCCGTCGTCGAATTGCACGTCGCACGTCGCTTTGACGTGTTGCTCCAGGTTCGAGCACCGGAGCCCCAGGTCCAGGCCCTCTCGCGTCGCGAGGACACAGTCGAGAATCGGCATTGTCGAGGACGAGGGGCGCGCCCGTCCTGCGGTGGTGAGGGCGTCGAGGAGCGCGTCGGAGTCAGCGGTAAAGTTCATAGCGGGGTGTCGTTATTGGTTCGAGTCTGTCGAGTCGGTCGCCTCGCGGAGGAGCTCCAGAAACATCCCTAAGGGGACGATCGCGAGGCTGTCGCCGTAGTTCTCGCGGACGACCTGAATGTCGACCTCCTCGTCGGGGGTGATGTAGTTCGCGATATTCTTTCGCCGCTTCGCCTGTATCCGAACCGCGTCGGTAATCATTTCCTCGCGGCCCCGAATCAGAACGTCGCAGGACTCGGCCTCGCCCAGGGAGCGCCCGTCCGACGCAAAAGCGCGTTCGGCCTCCAGGCCTTTCGCCTCTGCCTCCTCGACGATTTCGCGCTCGTAGCGGTTGCCCTTTCGCTTGCTGGGGTGTGTCATTCATCCGTGTCGTTTGATTCGGAGTCGTCGAGCCCCCCGTACAGCTTCTTTGCGACCTCCTGCCCGTCGGGGTCGTCGTCTCCGGTGTGCTCGCGGCGACGCTGTCCCTCCTCGCTGCGATCGGGGTTCTTTAGGTCCTCGGGGTCGAGGTCGTGGTTATCCATCGGATCGGTGTGTGAGGTGTCGAGCGTGAACGGTAGCGCGGAGCCCGTCGCGGTACTCGACGAGGACGGAGCGACGCCTGGAGTCGAGGACCGTCGCGTTGCGCTCCTCGAACACGTCGCGGACGTCGTCGCCCTCCTCGAAATCTGGAGGCCTGTCTCCGGTGTCGAGCTCTTTCAGCATGGGTCTACGTGTTGAGGTTCAGTTCGTCGAACGGTCGGAGCGCGGACTGGGGCACCCAGTAACAGGGCTGTTTTTGCGAGGAGCGGTCGCCCCAGTATTTGTCGAGCTTCCCCTCTCGCCCCCAGATCCAGCCGGGGAGCTCGACCGTGATCTGCCTGCCGAACGAGACGATCGCGAGGAAAAAGCGCGCCTCCTCTGGGCTGTCCTCGTGGAGGAGGAGGTGTCCGTCGGCGTACTCAGTCGCCTTGACCTCGTCCTCGTCGCCCAGGTCCCCGATCTCGCGGAGCTCCGTCCCCCGTGTCTGGTGCCTGTCGATCTTTCGGGCGACCGCTTGCTCCCCGATCTCCCCCAGGATGTGATCCGCGATCTGCCTCGAAATCTGCCGTTCGGTGAACTGTCCGTGGTCGTACCCGGTCGCCCCCTGTCGGATCGCTCGCGACTGCGTCATCGCCGCGGCAGTGGAGGCGAGAATGAGCTCCTCGTAAGGGAGCGTGACCTGGGCCATAGCGGGGTTATCTCCGGTTCAAAAGAGCGCGCTGGGCGACCTCCCGGTCGAACCACAGCCGAATTGAGTACGCGTCTCTGCGCGCGTCGTAGAGCCTCCAGACGCCCCGGTATTCCCCGACGCGCTCCAGCTCCACGTCGAACAGCGACTTCATCGGAACGCCTGCCGTGCCTCGTTAAAGAGAACGTAGCGGACGGGTCGGTCGTGGTCGTCGCTTTTCGGAGCGAGGACGCTTTCGAGTTGCCCGCGGCTCACAGCTCCCCCGATCACCGACTCCGACACGCCCCACCGCTCTGCCGCGGCGTCGAGGCGTATCCACGGCTGCTCGTGATCGAGGAGGGTCTGGGGGTCGTCGATGCGGTCGTGTGCGATCGGGTCGTCGTCGGCGTAGTAAATGCCCAGGCGCTCGCGCGCCTCGCTCTGAACGGCTCCGACGCTCACGCCTGCGACGCGACAGGCCGCTTTCAGTGACAGGCCTCCGGTGGCGGGCTCTCGCACCCAGCGGAGGGCCTCCTCGTCGCCCTCGTGCTCGATGTCGTCGAGGGCGCGGTCAATGACTGTGAGGGCGAGCACCCTGTTCGGATCTCCAGGGGCGCGTGTCTTTCTCGTGAGCTTCATAGCGGGGTGTTTGCTTCTGTGCGAAAACGAGTTCGTCGCGAGGGGAGGACTCGAACCTCCGTCTCTGGGCTCCTATCCGCGGCGTAGCCCAGCGCATGAACCGACTCTGCGACCTCGCGAGGTGACCCCATAGCGCGCCCCAGGGGTCAGAGGGGCCTCCTAGTCGCTACGGAGCGTAGCAAGTCGATCGGCGTTCAGAACGGGAGCTCGTCGTCGGGCTCAAAGTCCTGCTCCTCGCCTCCACCCTGCGGCGAGTCGGAGGGGGCGCTTGACTGCGAGCCGCGAGGGGGAGGGCCAGAGGCGTTGTTGTCTCCATTGTTGCCACCCAGGAACGTGACCTCCTGGGCCTTGATTTCCGTCGAGTATCGGTCGATGCCGTTGTCGTCCATGTACTGACTGGTTACGATTTTGCCCTCGACGTAGACGCTGGAGCCTTTGGAAAGGTACTCCGCGCAGATTTCGCCCAGCCGCCCCCAGGCGACGACGTCGTGCCATTCGGTACGGTCGACCTCCGTCCCGTCGTCGCGGGTGTAGGACTCGTTCGTCGCGATCGAGAGGTTACAGACCGAATCGCCGCCTCCTGTCTGTCGGAGTTCGGGGTCCTGCCCCAGGTTGCCGATGAGTTGCGCTTTGTTCAGAGATCCCATAGCGGTGTCGTTGTGTTCGTGAGAGTTAAAGGTCGAGCTCTTTTGCTTGCCCGTCGAGGTCGTAGTCGGCTTTCCACTGGGCCGGGTCGCAGCTGTACGTCCAGACGTCCTCCCAGTCGCGCTTGTGGATCAATTGCGGCTTGTTGACCCCGGCGACGGTCGAGAGCATTTTCACAAACGAGCTGCGGTTGTGCCCTCCGATCTGGGCCGCTTTCCAGAGCAGTTTCGCAGCCGCCTCTGTGACCCGGTTTCCGTCGCCTGTTTGCGGCGCTGGAGGATTGGCGGGGTCGTATGCCCGCTCCTCATTCGCCTCGTTCTGCGTCGCTTTTGAGGGGTCGCCCGTGTCGGAGGACTGGAGGGGACGCGCCTCCTCGACCTCGCCCGTCTCGCGGTCGTAGACCTCGACCGGGGCGTCCCAGTCGACGTACACGCCCAGGGGGTTGTCGTCGGTTTTGCCGCAATCGATCGTATAGTTCTTGCCGCCCGAATAGGCGCGGAGCCGAACTTTCGAGAACTCGCGGCCCTCGCTCGACTCCAGGTTCTTGTCGAGGATGATCTGAACGTCCTCCTCGCCTGCGGCCTCTCGGATCTTGCGACAGGCGCGTTTGAACTCTCGCTCGATTCCCTGACAGTCGACGAGCTCCTCGATCGATCCCTCGACCTGGACGGTGAGGTCTGCGAGTTGGAAAATGCCTTTCATGCTTGTGTAGGATCTTGGAAATAAGAAAGTGACCGCGACTCGACGCGGTCGAGGAGGTCCTCGAACGGGAGTCGGTTGCGGTATCCGTCGACGGCTTGTAGGCGTGGGATCGCTTCCTCCCAGGGTACGGGGTCAATCATTTCGGTGCTGTTTTACCGTGATGTCGTTCATAAGCGGGGCGTCCTGTCGTATCCGGTTCGCGGCCATTTCGGTATATTCTTGACTCAATTCGACCCCTGTAAAGCTCCGGTTTTTGGCGAGAGCGACGAGGCCTGTTGTCCCTGCCCCTGCGAACGGGTCGAGAACGAGATCGCCCTCTGCGCTTCCAGCCTTGACGCACGGCTCGATCAGTTCAGGGGGATAGACGGCGAAGTGCGCATCGGGGAACGGTTTCGTGTTGACCTGCCACACGTCGCGTCGGTTGCGGGTGCCCTCCTCGCTTCCGAACGAGCCCGATACTCGGGTAAAACCATCGGTTCGCCCGCCGACATTCCGCTCACGTTCACCATTTCTCTCAACATCTGTGGATGCATCCTCCCGGATCGCGTCCGCGTCGTAGTAATACTGCTTCGACTTTGGCTTGAGGTCAGGGTTGGCGTTGATAAGATCCTGCTGCCGTGACTGTCGGAAGTCACCAGCCGACTCGTTCCACTCCTCTGAGTTTATGTCGTGGTTAGAATATCCACCACCGAAGTAGGAATCTCCGAGGTTCAACCACAGAGTGCCGTTATCTCGCAGCACGCGCCGCACCTCGCGGAAGACATCCACGAGCTTCTGCACGTACTCGTCGGGCGTATCCTCCAGTCCAAGTTGCCCCTCCTCACCGTAGTCGCGGAGCCCCCAGTAGGGAGGGCTCGTGATGCACGTTTGGACTGATTCCGCAGGGAGGTCTCGTAGCGTGCTCTCTGCGTCGCCTATATGGAGTTCGGCGTTGCGGTTCATGCTTTTGCGGTTATGCGGAAATCGAGAGGCGATCTTTCTGGTAGCGTTTGAGCGACAGCTCTTTGACCCCATCGGCGTACCCGCGCGGGCTGTCGAGCGCGTCCTCCATCTCGTCGAGGAGGCCTCCCATGCGGCGACGCGCCCCCGACAGGTCGTTGGGGGAGGGCCTGTAACACTGGACCGCGTACGGGCGCTGCGACTCGACGCAGGCGAACACGAAATCCCGAACCTGGGCGTCCACGCCCAGGGAGTCGACCGCTGCCGAATAGAACGCGGGCTGTAGCCAATAGCCGTTTCGCCCGTACTTGCGGCGAAAGTCCTGGGGGTGCGCCGACTTCGTCGTTTTGAGGTCGACGAGCGCGACGTGCCTGTTCGGGAGGCACGCGATCCGGTCGGGGCGCGCCTTGCACAGAATCCCCGTCTCGGGGTCCTCGAACAGGATCGTCGCCTCCTCGACGCCGGGGAGACCGTAGAGAAGCGGAGCCGCGTCGGGGTCCTCGCGGAGAGCGGCGTCCATGCCCTCGACGGTGTAGTAGTGCGAGCTCTTTAGGACCTCCACGTCGTCGGGCTCCCCGTCGGGGGCGTGCGTTCCGCAGTACCACTCGCCCCCATGTCTGTACTTCGCGCTGTACGTGCAGGGGTCCCCGCTGCCCAGCGTCGCGCTACATTCGTCGGGCGCGACGTCGAACCGATCCTCGAACCGCTCCGGTTCCAGCACTTTTGCGTGCGCTGCGGTGCCCAGGTCCATCGCGTCGCTCGAATTGTCGTCCTCCTCTGCCCCCCAGCTGTAAAGCGCGTGGAGCGGGCTTTTGCGAGCGGCCTCCGCGAGGATCGAACGCGAGATCGCGGGGTGCGAGTGATACGCCTCTGCGGGGACGCCCAGGTAAAGCCCAGGGTCCGCGCCGGGGCCGAACGCATCGCCCTCGTGCCCCAGTCCCCACTCGTCGGCGTTACGCGCTGCGGCGATGAGCTCTGACTGTACCTCCTGCGGCTCCATACTATTTGTCTGTTGGGGGCAAAGATTTCGGGTCGTCGACCTCCAGGTTGTCGAGAAGCATCACGATCGCGCGCTCCTCAGTGTCGCCTGTGTAGATGTCGGCGGTGTGATGCGGATTCGGGTCGTCGTCCTGCGAGACGAGCATCGAGTCGAACTCGCCCGCAAACTGCGCGAGCGCATCACCCCAAGAACTGGCCTTTACAGTGTGAATCTCTCTGTCGCGCGTCGAAAGAACTGCGTATTCCTCCATGAGCTCTGCGCTCGTAAACGTATCGTGTAGAGCCGACGGGAGGAGTTGAACCTCCGACCCGGCCTGTCTATCGACCGGGGCTTTCCGCAGCCGTCGGCGTGTACCTCCTCCCGTTGGAGCATGAATCCGTGGGAGGAGGCGCGCGGCGTTGGCACATGGAGCCCCGCGTTGCTCCCTACGGGCATTTCGATTCCGCAGCCCGCGCGCGGCCCAGATTTTTACCCTCTGGGCGGGGGACATCTCAGCCGATTTTTTCTGTGTCCTGTGTGTCGAGGATCATTTGCAACCGCTTCGCCTCCTGTGGGGAGACGAGCCCGTCCTCACAGTCGGGACAGCCCGTGCCTCCCTCCAGGTCAGAGCAAACGGGACACGCGACGAGAGCGTCCTCCGTGGTGGTGGGCGTCGCGCCCCGCGTCCTCCATTGAGGGTGCTTCATAGCGCGTGCCGATTGTAACACAAAGCGGACGATTATTATACTCAGAGTGTACCCTCGTTTCACGCTATGCAGGATTTTGCAGCCTTTTATATCCGCTTCATATTCGAAAAGAGTGAGTCGTTGTCACGTGTCCGACAGGTGGCGCTCGATCCTCTTTACTTTCCGAATCGTGGCGGGGGCAACGATTCGATTCAGGGTCGACCGCGACAGGTCAAGCTCCTGGGCGACTTTCGTGATCGCCCCAGGTCCGGTTGTCGAGTCGAGAATACGCTCTCGCAGGTCCGTGAGGGCCTCCGCGGTCGAGTAGGCAGAACTATTGTCGCTCGCTTTCATAGAAGTGTGTCACAGTAGGTAAGATAGACAGCCTTTTTCGGACGTATTGTGTAACTGTCTGTACGTTCCGCACAGATAACCCCCACCCATGCAAAACGAGATTCGAGAGCTACGCACAAAAGCTGGACTCACGCAAAGAGAGGCCGCAAAGAAGTTGGATCTAAAGCTCAACACCTACGGCTCCTACGAGCGTGGCGAGCGGACCCCCGATTACAAGACGATGGACCACATTCGCGAAACCCTGGGCAAGCTCGCGGGGGAGCCGCAGGTCCTCGCGGGCCGCGAGGAGGTCGACGTCGTCACAGTGACGCCTGTTACAGCGGGGCTCGGGCGAAACGCCAGCGCGGGCGAGGAGGAGCTCGTGCTCGATCGGCGTTTCCTCGCAGGCACCGACATCGACATGAAGCGCAGCGATTTCGTCCGCGTCGTCGGGTCTGGGATCGAGCCTCTGCTTACGCACCGACAGATCGCGCTCGTGGAGGAGACAACCTCCGTCGCGGGGGATGACCTGTACGTATTTTCGTGCTCCCTCGACGAGGCCCCCTCCATCGCGATCCTCTCGAAGCAAAACGGAACCCTGGAGATCGAGACGCGAGGCGTGTGCCCCACAACGCAGACCTGGGAGCACATCGAGGGGCACGCCTACCAAAATCGGGAGACGGATCAGACGTGCAAGATAAGGGTTGAGGGGCGCGTCGTCGCTGCGCTGGGGAGGCCTGCGCGTGAGATCGCGCGTGTCAACGAGGCCGCTCGGCACGCCCGCTTGTAGTAGGGACCCCAAAAGACGAAAACCCCGCCCAGCCGCTTGCAGGAGGCAAAGCTGGACGGGGTCCCCGCTATGGATTCGCTAATAAACGCGACCGCCCCCAGAGTTTCAACTCGCGCACACTCTCTTTCAAACACGTCCACGCGCGCTATGAGACGAGCTCTGATTTTCGTTCTCGCTGCCCTGTTCGCTGGCTGTGCCGCGTCCCGCATTGAGTCGAAACGGTCCAGCTACATCCAGTCTCACAACCTCGACGCCCAGACAGAGCGCGCGATCCGGTCGGGGCGCGTCCTCCAGGGAATGTCCCTCGACGCCGTGATCGCGTCGCTGGGGCGCTACGACCGGAGGAACGTGCAGGTCGCAGGCCGCAGCGCCCACGTACAACTCGTCTACGAGGTTGGTCAGTACCGACACGCCTACGTGTATTTCGACGAGAGCGGGCGCGTGACGGGGTATCAAAACGTCTGCCTCCTCCCCTACTCGTGCCGCTAAAATGTCCAGGTCAGAGCGGCCTCCAGTTCGGGGCGTAGTCGCTGCGAGAGGGTCGCCTCCAGTCGAGCCCCGACCCTGCGATAACGGATTTTCCCGCCGATCCCGGCCCCGATACGAAACGGGTCTGGGAGCCCCAGTCGGGGAGGATTTCGGACCTGGGCGATCGCGTAGAGCTGGGCCTCGAACGTCTCGTCGGGCACCTCGTAGATGCGCTGCTCGTGCCTGCGCTCGCGAGGGTTCCACGCCGTCCAGTTGACGCGGTTGGGCGTGACCTGGAGGGGTTGGACCTCGGACACGAGCGGCTCGTCGTAGTGCGAGGGAATCGGTACGAACACGCTGTCGACCTGTCGGACGGTGTCCCTCACTGTCCGCGTTTTGTACCGGATCTCCCGATCGGCTTTGGCCTTGCTCGTCGTGTCTCGTGGCTGTAGGTATCGGTCCAGGTCGTATATTGCCGTTCGGTCCTGTAGCGTTTCTGTTGCGGCCTCCTGCGTCGTAAGCGGGGCGAGAACGTGATACCCTACAGCCCCCAGGAGCGCCCCCAGGAGGATCGCGAGGGCCGCGACGGTGAGGTTACTCGGCAGTTTCATTATTGGCCGTGTCGACGAACGGGACAGAAGTTAATTGATCGCGCTCGCGTTCGGTAATCTGTTCGTGCTTCGCGAGCCGCCCGATGAGTTTGTCGATCCGGGTGATGAGGGCGTCGATCGCCGCGGAAAGCTCCTGCCGTCGGATGCGGGACTGTGTGAGCTGTTTCCGCGTATCGCGGAGCTCTTTTTCTGCGGCATCGAGGCGACCCTCCACCGACGAGAGGCGCTCCTCCAGACGCTCGCTCCACTCCATCGCCTGACTGTGTTCGGCCTGCTCGGACTTGCGGTTGCCTTTTCGGTAGGCGTTGTAGGCCGACACGAGACCCCCGCCTGCGAGTGCGGAAAAGACACCTCCGATGATCCCCCAATACTGAGATACCAGTTTCAGAACATCCATCACTTTACCGGGGTAAAGCCCACGATCCGAAAGTACGAGCCGGGGTGTATGCATCGCCGTCGCTTCCAAACCCCTTGGCCGTCGCGTTGAGGCCCCGCGTCGGCTGGGCTTGTATTGCCCTCGACAGTCTGACCACACGCCCCCGACCACGACCGCGCGATCGCGGTGTGCCCTTTCCAGGTGTCCCCGCGCCGAAACGTGATGATCGAGCCGCGACTCGGCTGGGCTGTTCCTCGCAGAACGTCGGTCGCGTCGAGGCTGCGATCGGTCAGATACTCAGTTGACGCGGCGCTCCGTACCGCAGGTCGCGAGGCGTTGGCCTCGTCGAGGACGTACCGCGCGAACGCGGCGCACCATGCATAGCCCCCGCCCAGGTCCACGCTCGCGAGATACCTTTCGACCGCTTCCCCCTCGTTTGACCCCGGTGGCGTTTCGGTCACTCCGACGTGATTCAACGCCTCCTCGACGACCCGATCCCCGACAGGCTGCGCGGTCGCGACCGCTGGGGCCAGAAGCAAAGCGAGCGCGAGAAGCGCGATTGCGAGAGCGATCGGGTCCTCTTTCAGGATGTCCCAGGTGTCAAACTCTGCGATCACGAACTCGTCGAACGCGACCCAGATCGCGACACAGATCGCGGCTTTCAAGACCCCCGCGGCGAACCCCGAAAACGGCACGGCAGAGGTAAATGTGTAGGCGACCGCGAGGGCCGCAAACAGCGCAAACAGGCCAATAAAAATTCCCCGTCGGGCGCGCCTGGAGAACATAAAGTCGGGCTGTTTTTTGGGAGGGTATCGGCTCTTTTATATCCTACAGACTCCGCTCTCGATAGGTGTTAAATCCCATAAAGCGGAGACGAAAGCCCAGCGCCGACATTTCGGGGGCTCTGACCCCCGCAGCCTCGCAGAGCGTTATATTTGGCCTTTGAGCGGATCGAGGGGTCGGCCTACCTCTCCCCCTCGCGTTCGGAGAACTCGAACCAATCGCGCGGGCGTGTGCCCACGCGTGAGACTACTGCTCCTCCTGTAGGCGAATAACGCCCGCCTGGAGGTCGTACTGGACGCCGCCCTCCCCGCCTATCCCCTCCGCGTCGAGGAGGGTCTGGACGATGAGCGATTGCTGCTGTTGGATGCGTTGTTTGTCCTGCTCCATGTCGCGGAGCCGTTCGAGCGTGCCGTTGGGAATCTCGATTTGAGCCATTGTTTTTTAGCGTTGCGTGTGCCAAAGATCATGCGCGTCAGCGTACTTGCACAGGCCCGCCGCAGACGCTTGTAACGTCTCCCCTTTTGTCTCTGGGAGCGTCTCGATCGTCGACGTCGACGCGGCGAAATCGTCCATATCTTGAACCACAAGCTTGTGCGTCCCGACCAAGTCGTCGGGCTGAAAAGTCCCCTCCGCGTCGGTCGTGCCGTAGGAGATCCAGGCGTGGATATAGCTCGGCTCGATGATCGTGCGCGTGACCTGGATCGTATCGACGCCCTGCGCCTGCGCCGCGTCTGGGAGGGTGTGGGTGTAGGTAATCATAGCGTCGTCGCGTTTGCGGTGTCGGTGAGCGTTTGGCCGCTGCCGTTGTTTTCGGTTACGGTCGCTTTGTAATAATACGTCGTCTGTGACGAAAGGCCGCTGTCGGTGTAGCTCTTGTTTCCAGCGGAGGTTTCGGTAGCATTTACAACGGTCGTGTTGTACGGCCCTCCACTGGAGGTCCCACGCTCAATAGTCACATCGTAATCGGGGTCCCCAGATGTAATGTCGAGGCTGAGGGCGATCTCGTTTTGCGTGCTGGGTGCTGCCCCTAACGAGATCGCAAACCCTTTCACCGTCACCGTGACCGTCTGCTGCGTGCCCACGTTGGTCGCTCCGCTATTGAACGGCTCGTCGTAGGTCGCATAGATGTCGTAGTCGCCATTGGCTGCGCTTGAGTCCACGTCAAACTCAATGACTGGATACAGCGACGTGCTCGCAGGGGTGATCTCCCCGCCGCTACTCCCCTGCTCAGTGTAGTTGCCTGAATAGTTGGCGAGGTTTCCCGAATGGCCCGCTTTCTGACTTGAAAACGTCATTTTCAGGGAGAGCCGATCCCCCGGTTGGTAGGGGCCGCTGGAGTTTTCCGTAAGCGTGCAGCCGCCAATCTCAAAATCATCAGGTAAGTCTCCAGATGATTTTAGGTCCGTCAGCCTCGCAGGGGCGCTTTGGTTCGTCGCCGCAAACAGGTCGGACACGAGTTTACTCATAAAACACCTCCCGCAACTCGCGGACCTCTTTCACGAGCGCCTTGATCGCTTCTGTGTGCAGGGCCGTGAGGTTGCCCTTTAGCGACTTGTATTCCTGGCTGTTGTCCACCACCTCGGGGAGCACGTCCTCGACCTCCTGGGCGCTGTGGCCTGCCGCATGGCCGCCTACCTCTGCGTCCTCGTCCCACTCGAACGTGTAGCCTGTCAGTTTTCCAATGCGCCGAAGTGGATCGCTGATCTGCGTGAGGCCCGTCTTGAGGCGTTCGTCGGAGGTGTAGCGGAAATCGGTTGCGTTGACCGTGCCGCCCACGTCGAGCGCGTAAGACGGACTCGTGACGCCTGCGAGCCCAGTCTGCTCG